TAAATCTATTACAATACACACACTGTATTTTTTTTCTATTTTTTGCTATTTCACTTAATTTCTTTTTTAATGTATCTGAAAGTTTTTTCCCTTTTAACGATTTAGATGCTTTTATTGATCTTTCTATTCTCTTTTGATTAGCTATTTCTGCTCCATATTTTTCTATCCATATAGAATAATTTGATTTTCCATACATTCCATTTTTTTCTCCTGTTAATTTTCCTTTTCGTTGTATACTCCATTTCTTTTTTGTTTCTTCAGAATGTTTTTTACCAAAATTGGGGCAATTTTCTCCCTTTTTTCCATACATACTGCTTCCGGGCCCTTTTCTTTTTTCACTCCATTTCTTTTTTGTTTCTTCGGAATGTTTTTTACCAAACATACCATTATTTTTTCCAGAAGTAACTTTACTTATTTTTTTCTTTGTTTTTTCAGAATGTCGCCCAAATTCATTTAATCCTCCGGTGGGACTTATATTATAACCATTAGGAACTAATGTTTTATATTTAATAATGTATTTTTCTTGTGCTTTGAATGCTTCATACCGAGTATTACAGAATTCAAGAATTTCTCGTTTAAAATTTTCTTTTCCGTATTTTTTGATAGCCTTAATAATTAAAGTACCGGTTCCTATGTATCCTTCGTTTAATGAATTAGTTGAATGATCTCCAACATATTGTTTTCCATTTATTAAATTTGTGGTAATATAAACAAAAATAAATTTTTTTTCTTTCATAGTTTTTATTTATATATTCATAGGTAGAATATATTATTTGCCAAATATTAGGGTTTTCTGCTAAATTTTAGTATTTTTTCATAAATATATAAAATAAATCTTAATAACATGGGAAAAATTAAAGAAAAAATTTACGAATTAGCTGAATTAGTTCAAGATATGCTAAAATCAGGAATTCGTGATTTTGAGATAGATGAATTTTTAGAAATGCAATTATCTTCAGACGAATATCGCTTTTATCATGCACATAAAGATATTATTTATGATATGTTAGGCTATATGAAAGAATCTATTAATGAAAAACTTGTTAAAGATGATCATCCTCAAGAACGTTCTATAGATTTACGAGGTCCTACAGGAAATGCATTCGCTATTTTAGGTATGGCTAAAAACCTTTGTAATCAATTAAGTGAAATAGACCCTGAAATATATGATTGGGAAAAAATTTCTACAGAAATGAAAGCAAGTGACTATAAAAATTTAGTTCAAACTTTTGAAAAATATTTTGGGCAATACGTTACAATTTATAATGCTAATGTAATTGATGAGGCTTATTTAATGCCAAAAATAAAATCATCAATATCTAAACAAAAATTAAATGAAGTTGAAAATAAATATGACATTAAAAAAATATCTAAAATAGCAGTAAATAATATCGATAAATGGATCAACGGTGATGATATTAGATATTTTGAAAATGAAATAGAAAGAATTATAAAAGAAGAAAAATTTGATGAGATTAAAGATTTTGTGTATGATTTCTTTGATACACATGTTAATAGATTTTTCGATATTTTTTCAAAATATAATAAAATAGAAAAATTGTTTCTAGAAGATCATCGAGATGAAATCATAGATAATGCAGTACAATATATTATAAAATTTCCAGCTTCTTATGAAAATAAAGAGTTAGAAAGTGATATAGAAGAAATTATTAAAAAATCAAAGGCTAAAGAATCTGAGCCAAAGAATTTTTCTACAATGAGTCAATATGATCTTAAGAAAGAAGTTGATGCTGCATTAGATAGAAAAGATTTTGATATGTTAAAAAAGATACAGCCATATCTTAAAGAGGGTTTTTTAAAATATCATGTAGTTGAAGCATTAAATGAATACGCAGATAATTCATATTTAATGCCTAAACTCAATGAAGGGTGTGGATGTGGGAAAAGACGTGTACACCCAACAACAGTTAAAAAACCAACAACAGTTAAAAAACCAATAATAGTTAAAAGACCTAAGAAAAAATTTCATTAGAATAAAAAGGGAGATCAGATCTCCCTTTTTTTATCTTCTTCCGCTTGAACTTCTATTTGAACTTGAAGAACTTCTACTCATACTCGATGAACTGGCATTTGGCATACTTGATCTACTTGGACTAGATATTACTGATCTACTTTGTGTAGAAGTACTTCTTGGTTGTGTATTTATTGTTCTTGGTTGTGTTTGCACCGGTGTTCTTGGTTGTGTATTTATTGTTCTTGGTTGTGTTTGCACCGGTGTTCTTGGTTGTGTATTTATTGTTCTTGGTTGTGTTTGCACCGGTGTTCTTTGTTGCGTATTTATTGTTCTTGGTTGTGTTTGCACCGGTGTTCTTTGTTGCGTAGGTGCTCTCATACTTTGTTGAGGATTTGAATTATTAAATTGTGGTCTTATACTTGTACTCGGTTTATTATAAGAAGGTGTATAAGTTTTAACATTCTCATTTATTCTAGATCTATTTTGCACATTTACTCTTTGTTGTGTTTGAGTTTGTGTACTAATTGTTCTATTTTGAGGACGCGTATTTATTGCGCTTTTATTATCATTTAATTTATTTGGAGAAGACACTGCAACTCTTCGTTGGCCCTCAATTTGCGTCGCAACTATTTGTTTACTTCTCCTATCGACTTCTACAGTTCTATTTAAAGTAACAGGAGTTAAACGAGAATTTACGCGAGAACTATTAACAGAAAATCTATCACTTCTACTATAAGGAACACCGGCATTCACATTATATGTCTGATATCTTGAATACCCATAATAGTTATAAGTGTATAAATCATTATAAATATAATTTCTATGATAATATCTTGGGTAATACCAAAAATTTCTTGAATAAGGATAATACCCATAATAATATGGTGAACTCCAATACCAAGAATTCCAATAATTATATCTATAATAAAATGGATCGAAATAAAATGGATCATACCATCCATATGAAAATCTCCAATATGGACTATAATATGAGAAATTATATGGACTATGAAATCTATAAATTAAAGATGAATAATAGAGATCATTATAAACTTCCTGTTTAGCGTCGTAATACGCAGCAGATTGTTCTAATCTTAATTGTTTCTTTTCAAGACGAAGTTCTTTTGTTTTAATTTTTAATTCATCTTTTTTGGCAATAAAATAAAGATCATCATATTCAGGTTTTTCTTGTTCTATATAAATTGTATCTGTTTTATATATAGTATCCTGAGAGATCTCTGTTTCTAAAGAACGTCTATATTTTTCATAATTAGACATTTCTGATTGAGCTGACATAATTAATCCTGAGATTAAAAGTGCGATAGTTAATAAAAGTTTTTTCATAATTTATTTATTTTAGTTAATTAATATATGTTTAATATAGATACACGAAAAAACCATGCCAAAGTATCCATTTTTGAAAACTTTAACACTTTTTTAACACTTAAGGTATTAAAAAGTACTTTTTAGTAAAATTTTATTAAGAGAAATTTTGCACTGAGTAAAAAATGATGTGAATATATAAAATAAAATATCACAATATGCGAAAATTTGGAGAAATATACAAAGAAAAAATGAATGAAGCAGAAATTCGTTTAGAGAATAAAGTTTTAGATGATTTTAAAGCAGTTTATAACGCAATGCTTGAACATTATGGACTTAATTCTGTTCATCAATTAAATGAAGAGTCTCAATTATCATTTTTAACTGAGCTTAATAACTATTGGACTGAAGAAACCGGATTAAATGAAAAAGGACAAGCATTTCTGGATAAGCGCGATATGTCTCTTAATGAAAATTCAACCGCAGTTCAGAAGAAAAATTTTCTTAGAATTAAATCTTATGCTGTTATAAATGAAACTTTAAGACAATCTAATATTAAATTTAAGATTTACGATGTTATTGATGAAATGTATAAATCTTTAAATGCTTCTGATATTAGTGATGTTTTATCTCCGGATATGATTACTACTATTATTAATGAATCATTTGCTAAATCTTTAGATGAATTTATTTTTTCTATTTCTAAAGAACTTAAAAATAGTGCAAAACCCAAAAGAAAGTATTTCGTAAGAACTGCTATTAACGAAAAGAAAAAATAAATATCATGAACGTATGGACTTATATTGTATATGGTTTTGTAGGTTTAATGTTAATTATGCTTGTTAGGGAATTTGTAAAATTAATTGTATTTGTAATACACAATCTAACATCTAAATCGTCTAAAACAAAAACTAAGAAATAAATATATTTAAAATATCTAAAGCTAAAGGGACCAATTGGCCCCTTTTTTGTTGAATTTTATTTTTTATATTTACATTTATCTCCATGCCAACGAGAATAATTTCGTTTATCTATTAGTTTATTGCAATGCTGACAAATAATTTTTTCAATTTTAATTCTATACATAGGATTATTTTCTCCAGATATATTTGCATGATTTTTTGACATAAGATCTTTTGTTTCTTTTGAAAATAATCTATTTTTCATTTTTTCTATAGAATATGGTTTGTGATTTTTTCCAAACATTCCATTTTTTTCTCCAGAAATCCCCTTTCCTATATTATCTTTATGTGACTGAGATAAAGCTTTTCCTATTTTAATTTCTTTGAGATGTTGTTTATATTGTTTTGCTTTTTCTTTACCAAATATATCTTCCCATGTTTTTCCTTTTCTTTCAAAATGCTTTCCTTTATTTGATTCTTTTATTTTATTAATACTTTCTTCTGAAAAACATTCCTTAACATTATGACCGCCTTTAGGGCTTATATTATATCCATTTGGTACCAAAGTGTTATATTTTATAATGTATTTTTCTTGTGAGTTAAATGCATCAAGTTTTGTAGGAAAAAATTCAAGTATTTTACGTTGAAAATTATGGTATTTATATTCATTTAATGCATATTGAATATAAATACCACTTCCAAAATAAACATCTTTTTTTAAATCATTACATGAATGATCGCCTACATATTGTTTTCCATTAACAAGATTTGTAGTTAAATACACAAAATTATATTTTTTCATATTAACTCTTTTATTTTAGAATATATAAATAAAGTGGGACAGTTAGTTTAACTCTCTAATTGGCTCATCCAAAGCCTAACCACTTTATTTATATATTAACTTAAATAAATTAAATATGCTAAAAAGATTATCAGAAACCTTAGAAAAAAGAGGGCAGAGATATGTAGATGAAATATTAAATAGCGATATAACAATTTGCGAAAAATTAGACACATTTCGTATTATCTTTGAAAAGAAAAATAATGAACTTATTTTTTATAAAAAAAATAATGAAGAAATTGATTTGCCCACAAGAGTTCTTAGTGATATATACGAAGATGCCTTACTCGAAATTCCACTTATCACAAAAGAAGCGGAAATTCCAGAAGGATATCGCTATGGACTTTATTATACACCGGTTGAACGGCCTCTAAGAATTCCATATTCAAAATTGCCAAAATATATTTTAACTGATGTTACAAAACGAGATGAAAATAATAAAGTTATTGAATCTTGTGATTATAATACTATAAAGGATTGGGCTGCAGTATTATGTATGGGTCGACCACCTATAATATATGAAGGAAAATTGGATGATTTTCAAAAGA